AAACAACTTTACGCTTATAAATTCGGGTCGAATAAACTTTATCTATTGATTAATATTGTCATAAGGGAAACAAAATATTATTATTTTTCCGTACCTGACCACTGGTATAAAAATCATTTAGATAAAAATGGGCCAATGAAAATATATACTAGAGACGATCTAGAATATTATACTATTGGTTGTAAAAAGAATGCAAAGACAACTCGTTATTACGATACAAAAGAAAAAGCTTTCGATGCCTATTATGCTAAAAATAAACGCATGGCTGACATGGCAAGTCGTTATATAAGATGGCACGGTGCCATAGATTTTATATATTGCAAAAATATTATCGACTATTGTGATAAAATCGGGCGTGACAATATATTATCATCGCCCGATTTTCAAATGAAATTCGGTTGAGAATTAAAAAAATCTCCCCGGTTCTCTATTCGGTTTCATTACAGCCATAATCGCGGCGTCGGCAATATTTGGTGATTTGATGTCGCGTTTTTTCAGATCCTTTTTAGTTTCTACTAAGAATCGACCATTATTATCAAGGTCTTTATAAGGAGTCGACAATTCAAAGCACATTTTCGTTAAATATGGTTCTTTTACTTTCGACGTGTCAATAGAAATGAGTTGATCTATTGGATGTTTAATGCCAAGTTCAACGACTTCATAGGTCTTTCTAAAGCGTTCAGCGACTTCTACCCAGCCTTGGCCTTTGATATTCGCAAAGTAATCATGGTTAGTAATGATTAAGTGCGCCAGTTTCATAAACGGATCATCAGGATCTTTTACTCCGCCGCCTGCATTGAAAGCATCATAAATTAATCGGAATGGTATATTATTCTTTTTATTTTCAGCATTAAAATCTTTAAAGTTTGCGCCAGCACCACGACCAACGCCCGTCGCGTCAAATGTTACGCTAGTGTTCATTATCCTCGCATGATTGTAAACGCGGTGCGCCGATTTGTTCAATTCATCTTCTAAACCATGCCATTCTTCAACGTGGCTAATGATATTGTCGATAAAATCTACCATAGCGTTTAGATCATCGCCATCGTCGGCCACATCATAACCCGTCCGACGAATACCACGTACCGGCCAATCGACTCCGAGGATCGCCGGAGCTTTAAGGTGGGCATCTTTTGCCGCCAGGACGTATTTAAGATTAATGACGGATTTATCAGCTCCAGTTAATGGTTCTCCACCATAAATATGATCTGCCAATTCTTTATTTTCTTTGTACATCATTTCAATTACGCGGATCATTTTCTTCGACAAGAAAGGATTTTTATCATAATTTATTCGCTGGACGATTGAATTGGGTAATGGATTAACGACGAACCGCTGATAAGCAAAGTCGGTAATTAATTCAGGGTTGAAGATGATCCATATTTCGGAGTTATTGGCGCGGATAGTCGGTTCAAGCGTAAGCCATTGTTTTTCAGTTAAATATTGCGCTTCTTCGAGCCAAAGAATATCTATACCTTCGGCAGATTTTATTTCCGAGAGATTTCGTGCAATGCCATAGAATATAAATTCTGAGCCAGTGTATTTATGTTTAATCGAATTATTGGTTATGACAAATTCATTTTTAAACCCGGACGCTTCTATTTTATCGCATAATAGCGTATAAACTGATTCACTAATTCTATTTTGAAATTGACGTGCGCAAAGAAATTTCAACGTGTATTCTTGCGCTAAAAAAATAGCATGGCCCGCTGCATCATGGCTTTTTGAGCTTGCCCGTCCGCCGTGCAAAACTTTAACGTCCGATGGCCTAGACCAAAAGCGTCGCAAGAAAGGATTAAGCTGAAACATTTGAATGTCCTCTTATTATCATGTACGTAATATATCACTTTTGCTTAAGTATCGAAAGGGCTTGCGTTCATTGGCTGAATGACTGATAATGTTCATTGACGTTTTAACGATGTAGATTCAAGGCGATGACGATGGAAAATGACACAATGATTGAGTTGACACATGACGAACTAATGCAAGAGTTGGAGTTGAATGCAGCCATTCAATCCATTAAAGACACAAAAAACGCTAAACTTTCTGCGCACATCAAAAAGACGTGGGACGATGTAGAAATTTTTCGCAAAAGAACCTTGCGTAATCACGTTACGGTAGAATTTAACGGCAAAGTGACTGAATTTAAATCCGTCGCTGTTGCGTTTAAATTCTACAATCTCCCGATGCATAAACATTCCAGATTTCGGACAGCATTAAAACTGGTCGGCAAAAAGACATATGTTTATCAGCAAAAAATATACAAATTCGAGGTAGTCAAATGATAAAATTTACTCATACTGGTAATGTTACGGTCGATGGATTCAATTTTGAAGAAGTTAAACTATTACAATTTTCAGCAAATATCAATCCGTCATCTGATTTTCTTTGTGCGTTGTGGCGCGATGATTCTAACCGTTTCTATGATGACCAGGGAGAACAACTCAATGGACGTGGACAATATTTACTCGACATCCGTTCGATTCATATTGTTCCAAAAGAAAGAAATGGTAGCGTTATTGTCGATGACGACAAGGAACCCTGGGCATAGAGTAAATTCGTTAATAACGATGACGACAATAAATTTTAAGGATATGACAATGAACATTAAGACCAAAGTTAAATTTCTAACATCTGCTGTGATTATCCTAACATCGGCATTAACAGCAGATTATGCTGTTTCGGCTACTTTTCAATCAACCACGATGGACCGGTCAAATCCTGGCCAGTCGGCGACCGAACAATCCATTTTATCGATGCAGGGAACCATGGGCGTCGAGATAGTCACCCCGGCATTGACCCTCATACTCACGAACTACGCCGGACAATGCTCAGGCGAGGACATAGGCGAGGCGGACGTCATTACCCTGGATGGCAGGGTCGTAGAGCGCCTATGTTGGCACGCTGACCGTAATGCCTACGCTATCGATATCTCAGACGGCCACCGGCAGGCGCTCGACTCCCTGGATTGGTCAGACGCAGGACTTAAATATCTGGGCAAAATTTATCTCAACAATAAAAACGCAGCCAGAACGAATGATACCAGGGTGATTATTAAATGATAATATACGGCAGGAATGGTAGGCAGATTGGCAAGTCAATTGTGCCTACCATTATGAATCATCTGCAACAAAAAAAGAAAATTAAAAAGAATACACAAATAGACATGTGGTTTAATGAATTATTAAATGACGATTCAAGCAAGTCGTTTAATGAAATTATGCAATGGTCAATCGATATGATTGCAAAAGCAACCGGAATTCCTAACGGTTTGTTATTGGGAGAAGAATTAAAAGGATTTGAAACGGAAGAAAGTCGCTATTTAAAACGGCAACGATTATTAACATGGCTATGCGCTCGCAATGAATTTAAAGAACGAGCAAAAAGAGAAAAAATTAATTTCTATCGTCTTTGCCGCGCCAATCATTTGACCTACCCAGGATGAAGATTTCAATCCAAAATGACAAAGCCCTAGAATCGACGCTAGGGCTTTTTAGTTGATAGGGTAATGCAATCGTATGGCTTACCCCTCTTGCACGTCGCCTTGGCCTTCTGGTTGAGGATTTTTGGCCTTTTCCGCCTCTTCTTCCTCCGCTGTCGTCGTTTCGTCTTCCTGCTGAACCTGATCCGCGTAAAAATCGTCCAATTTTCGTACAGCTCGCGATCGGCCTGCATCGTCGACTGTCGTGATACCAAAAATAACATTCAGTTCTTTTATCGCGCTTAATTTTACCGTGTCTTTTGTCGTATCCGCCTTGACCAACGAAATTAGCGAATAAGCGGACATCGCCGGATTCCAAACTTTCGCTAATTTTAGTTCAGCTAGCCGCGCGTCAAATCGTTCGAGATAATACGGATTACTTTCGAGCATATAAATTCGATGCGTAACATATAAATCCTTCGCGTACTCATAACCGAACGCCGTCATTAACGCAATGACCGAGGCTGTGCCTTTTATTTTACGTTCGATATATAAATCAAAAGAGGCTCGATTCATCAGCGCATACTCAACTTTTGAGAATTCCTCAACCTCCAATTGCATATTTTCGCTGTCGTCGTAAGCCATGATAAAAAGTCCTTAATAAATATTAACTCCATAATAAAATTTTATTGCCGCGATAGCAATGCAAAATCCTAGTCCTTAAAAATAGTCCTTGAATATTGCCGCGACTTGTGATAATTGCGACGTGAGGCTAGAAATTGCCGCGATTTGTTATTAAAATCATATAGATAGGTAACCTTAACGGGAACAATCATCAAGAAAATCACGTGATATGAAGATATGAAAGTTTCGTAAGTGATTGAAAATATTAAGACGTATTATTATATATAGGTTACTTTACCATGCTTACCATGAGATATATAAGAATATACTATTAAACAGGGATACAAAGGCTGAATATATATTCAACGTGTAATTCTCTCGTATAGTCTTAAATTTTTATCATTTTGCCGAAGAGTGTTAAAGTTACCACTTTTCGAAAGTCTCGCACCTTAATTTCAATGACTTACAGCACCATTGGTTTTATCACCGGGTTTTATCTTCCCGTGAAGACTCGCGAGAAGATGCCGATTTTCCGTTGACATTCGACAACGCTTACATAATCTTACAACTATTGCCAATATGTTAAGAATTATTTAACCTTTCTGCATCATTTGATATATTCAAATTCGCGGCCATAGTTTCAACTTTATTTTAATAATCTAAACTTTTCTGTGGATGCCTGTCGGCGTACTTACATTCTCTTACATTTTATTTCGGTGATAAAAAAGCCGCAAATAGTTGCGGCTAAAGTGTTTCAATAAACTACCATGGATGACTGACTACTATATCTAGATAAGTTTGTCCAAGATATTGATGAAATCGGCTTCAACATCGTCAAAGTCCTCTCCCAATACTTCTTTGAATTTCTTATATAACGATATTTTATCCTGTAGCGTCCGGGCAACCTTTACCGGTACGCCAGAATTAACGGCTACAGTTTTAGTGCCGGTTGTTACAGTATTAACATTCGCGGCTGATGGGAGCACGCCAGTTTGAACCGGAGCAATGGGCTGCGGCTGAGCTTGGAGAGGATCACTGATGACATTTGCGACACCGTCAACAATCTGAATCGGTTTAACTTCATTATTAATTACGCTTGCATCGCTCATAGAATTCACCTTTAGTTTTGATTGAACATCTTTACTAAACCATTGTTTAATTTTTTGCCAAACACTTTTAAGAAAGTTCATTTTATCCTCATTAGGTCGTCATATCAACCTCACTTTAAAAAGATCCTGAATTTTTGCTAATTAACCGATCACATTCTAATTCGAATTCTTTTAATTCATCTGAGCTAAATTGTTTCTCAGGTTTACCGCCGCGCAATAAATAAAGTTTAAAATCTCTTTCGCTTAAATCACGCGTTAGAAAATATCCGCGATAGGCTATTTGCTTGGTAACAAAACCATATCCCTCCATGTACATCTTTAATGTTTTTGAAAACGGCTCCTTCTTTTTTCTGTTTAAGAATTGTTGTAAAATTTCAAAAGTAGAAGTAAACCACCCTTGTTCCTTTGAATTCTTTCCTACTTTTCTAAAATTACAGTGTAGCAAAATATCCAGTAAGTTATCTTCAATGAAACGGTCTTTAATAATGCCACGTAGCGAAGACTGTTCCTTTTCTGAAAACTGCATGACGTTAAGACTAATATCATCCACAACTTTAACATAATCCACCTGTGAATGTTCTTCCATCCACGCACGGCATTCTGCCATTATTTGCCAGAGATCCTGTTCAAATGTACTGAAGTCTGCTTTAAATTCTTTTTTCCAATCCGGCTGTCCATCTTTATCCGGTAACTGTCCGACAAACATCGGATAAAAACGCCGGTTGCCTGTTTCGTCACGTTGCAAACCTTCGTATGAGTTACCATCCATTACGACGATCCATTGTCGAGCTTTCGTTATAGAATTCTCGAATTTAAAATTTAAATCGTCGGCGGCTTTAGGCACAAATTCTTTAATGCGCTTAAGGTCACCGCTTTTTAAACCTATTTGTTCGCCAACATTCGCAACAATGGATTTCCCTGTAATATCACGCAGAAAATTATTGTAATTATTAACGCTTAAATCTAACTGTACTGGTTTATACTTTTCATCACCCATTAAATATTTGCACAACAGGACACAAAAATAAGATTTTCCTGAACGTTGAGCACCTATTAATGCCAGCGATAACGGAGCAAATGATCCTGGCTTCATTATTCGGTTATATAACGATAACCAAAAATAACGACCAAATTCTTTATTCAACTTCGTATCATCTGAACCAAATATTTTAATGAGTTCCGTTTCCAGGCGACTAATACCGTCCCATTTTGGAATTGTTTTCTCAAAATGATCTTGCAGAAAATCTGACTCATGATCCACGGCCCATGTTTTCAGCGCGGCAAGAACATTAATCGAACGTGGATTGTCCATTCCGCAAATATTAATAGCCGTCATTAAATCACGAATACGGATATTTTTATTTGTTAGTGGTTCCCCAAATTCGTCTACTAACCTTTGCCCGAACGTGTCTTGATGTGGAAATGGAACGGAGCCAGATCCGTAATCATACAACGCGTCAAAAACTGCCATCAAATTTAATTCACTGGCAGGATTGGGCCGTACGGAAATTTCAATCGGATGATCTTTGTTTTGTTTTGATTTAATAAAATGAATATATTTTATTGCATTCTGCCCTAGCAATGATAGAGCCTTAGCCCTTTCAATAATGTCTTTCACCTTATAAATCTTTTTGCGCTCGAATTCAGATTCCTCATTTTGCTTTAGAATTCGGCTTTTTCTTGCTCTAGCCTCCGCTTGCGCATTAATTGTATTTTGGCTTTCAATTGCCGTCTGTCCGTCTTCGAGAGTAAAATTGTCAGATGGATCGCCGTTTGCGTCAAGAACACGCCCGATCCTATCAAGAACGCTGTCAGAATTAACTGATTCATCTTTTTTACCTTTAGTTGACATTTAAAATATCTCCCGAAAATTTTTAATCGAGAGTATCTTGAGTACTGGCCGTTTCTTGTTCCTTAAGAAAAGAATGAGTCGCTGCGCAAACTTTATCATATTGGTCAAGAACGACACGACCTGAATCGTTGAGATCCATTGATATTTTTTCTTTAAAATAATTAAAGTCTGCGTTAAGCAATTTATTGTCGATGAGAAACTTAAGACATGACAATAATACAAGGGCTTTTTGAGGAAGAGTTAATTTGATGTGCATCATTGCGAAGCCAAATAATCCAATGCCTAAATCATTTGGTGTGTTGAACGTTAATACGCATAAATAGCAAGCCTTAGTACCGGGAAATTCCATCGTGATATGACTAATATGCTTTCCCGAATTACGGGCGATATGAACGGCGACGTTTCTATCAAAATGATTAATATTCCTTAATGGAAAGTTGAATCTCAGGGCTGGATCTGCTTTAATTTGATAAATATTGAGGAATAACTCTTTAGAATTCATATACTTACATCCTTTTGAGGCTTAACCGAAACTAAAGCGAGCAAGGTTAATGCACGTCTGGCTATTATTCCACGTTTCGTCCAATAAATATACCGTAATTTAGTAGGACGACTTTTTGATATTTATCTAATATTAGTTGAGGAATAAAATACTGCATTATAATTTCCTTAATTACGCTCTCATTAATGTATCACGATCGACAGTCTTCATTTTTAGTTTATTGGTAGATATTGGATGCCATATAAAAAATACTGAACCTAGGCGCGGCGATCCGTCTGGCAATAAAGTGAATCCGTTTATAAAAGAAAATCTTCCTTTTGTTACGATAACAAATTCATCGCACGTAGAAAGTCCCTCTTTAAACCATGTTGTTGCAGTTTGATTCGGTAATAACATAACAGTACCGATTTTACGCAAATCTCTTTCCGCTGCGGCTTTTCTTATCCAGGGCGTAATGTCAGAATAAGGTGGATTACACCATACATAATAAGGCGCTTTACCAAACAAATCCCAAGGAACTTTAAGCGAGTCTGACCGTTCATCAATAAAATTTTTATGTAAAGCATTGGTAGAACTGGCCGCGACATCGGCGACAAAGTTAAATCGTTTATCATAATATCGATAAACTGGCTTTGGTGTTCCCCACGAATCCTTTAATATTAACGGCGTCGTACTGCTACTTTCTTCGTAGTCCATAATTACCACCAATGCACTGTTGTGTAGAATGCACAAAAACCGTATATAATAGACCAAATGAAAAAAGTGTCTCTCATTGGTCGCAATACTTGTTTTATTGTGAAATAAATAGTACGGTAAAAATTAATAATAAAAGAAGCGTAAAAAACCAATACAATAAACTTATTCATTTATTTATTTCCCTTAAAATAATTTAATAATAAGCCAAATAGCTAATATCCATAAAATCGCGCCTAACGGTTTAGTAAGATCACTCCACATCTTCGACTCCAATACACGTATTTGCGCGTTCTTTAATCCAGGCAACTGCATCATCCCAACTCATTTCTCCATCATTATAAAGAATCCTATCCCTTATATCCAAATGCCCTGATGCAAGCCAAAAATTCTTTCCATAATTATCATGTCCCCTTGCTACCATTGACCACGTATCGCGGTATCCCGTTTCTACATCACGGTATTCAAATCCCGTCCCGCGACTTAAAATAGAAATTCGGCCATGATGACCGGCATCAAAATGCCATGCTCTTTCTGGCTGACCATCGCCGCCGACATCTGTAAGATTAACATAAAATTTTTTAAAATCTTCGACATGTAAAACAGGTTTGCTTTTTGGAGTACAGCAAGTGACATATACACTAGACATGATTAAAATCCTATATTAAGAGAGAACATGAAGAATAATATTAATATGAATAATGCAAAAAATATTATCGTGATCAACCCATTATTCACCACTATCTATTTTACTTTTAAATATATTAAACATTATTATTCTCCAATCAAAGCGCGGCCATGACAGCCGCGACAGTGAATTAAAAAGTTTTAGCTTCTTTCGGTTTATCGTAAGTGGTTTCGTCTTCTTCCGCCGCCCCGTTGTTGTAATCCGCCTTGGAATAGTCGACCGGAACCGTATTTCCTTTGACATCGTTGTGGAATTGCTTAGCCGCCGTATAAAGTTCAACGTCTGCACCATTCAACAAGCGGACCGGAGTGAATTCAACGCCTGACCATGTATTTCCCTGATTGTCCGAAAGAGCAGTTGTTGTGACGTGAATAACATTGGCGTAAGTCGGCGGATTAATTTTTTTGCCGTCCTTGCGGATCACCAATTTTTCTTTCAACAACGTCATCAGTATTTTTGATGATTTAACCTGCGACGAGGTTAACGGAAACAGAGCGCGACTGTATTCGCCGGTATCGGGATCGATGATATAGATAAAATGACTGCGCGTATCGGCGAAATAATCGCTTTTTTGCACATCTACGGTGCCGTCTTTTTCTACGGCATAAAATTTACCTTCTATTTCTTTGACTTGCGTCGGATCTCGTTTCAGTTTATCCATTTCTTCCAGTTGAAGTACGCCTTTAAAACCGGGATTGGCTCCTTTACGACCGCCCCAACGAATATAAGTACGTTCATAATAAACAGGAATAATATCGATACCTGCTTTTCCATCGTAACATTTACGCGTCACGGAGTTGAATAACATGCCAGCCTTCGCGCCAGGGATATATTGCGGTTTATCTTCGTCTACTGCCGGAGTTCCTTTCTGCATGATCTGCAAAAACGGAATAGCAAACGATTCAATGTCTGCATTCTCAAGGCCAGCGCCCGCTTCGTCATCATCGAATTCCAACGCCGTTGCCGGTAAATTTTTTGTTTCTTCAACAGCCGGGGTAAAAGTTTGTTCTTTTGCTGCAATTTCTTTTGATGTGCTCATGTATTCGCTCTCTATGTGAAATTATTTTTTAGGGACAACTATTTTGGCTTCTTTGAACGTGAAAACGCCAAAGATATCTTGAGGGATCGGCGGAATTTTTTCAACATCACTTGTTTCATCGTCAAAAGCTGCAAATTCTTGACCGTCGATTGTCGCTTGCTTTTCTTCTTCAGTCACCTTATTCCGTACTTCTTCAACCGCCGCCAAACGTTCCTTGACAAACGATTTTAACGTCAGGGCGTGAACTGATTGAACGATTTCTGCTGAAACGCCTTGTTCTTTCAGCATCTTTAATGTCTTTTCGGCGTTTTCTACTTCTTCTTTGCCGAATTCTGATATAATCGTAGTCTTAATCATGCCGCCAAAATTGTATTTATTCAACCACGCAAAGGCCGCTGGTTTATTTTTTTCAGCAATCGACGCCTGAACTTTATTTATCACCGAAATTTTTACGCCGGACATCATGGTATATTCTTTCATTTCAAGAGTATCCATGATATTTGGGATCAGAACACGCAAAATATTTGCAAGCTCCTTCGATTTTTCGGAAAGTTCTTCATCATCCTTGTTAATTTCGTCCGTTAAATTCTGCGCCGTTTCTGCAAGTGCACCCAACCTTTCAAGAGTAGTTTCGGAAACCACCTGCGGTACATCGCCTACTAAAAAATCAAGTTCCGGCACTTCTTCAGGATCTTGAGTCGTCGTTTTCTCGATATTAGTCATTTTATACCCTCTTGATTATGAAATACTATAATATCACGATCTGTTCATTGAGTCACTATCTAAAACCACTCCAGCAATGTAATTTTTGAACATTCTATTATTATAAATATTTTGGTCTATCGTATTCATCGCCAGAAAATCGAGATACAATACAGATTCGGTCGTTCCGATCCTATGGTTCCGATCCTCGGATTGCAAACGTAAATAATTATCTTCGGAGCAACTATAATAAATTGATGTTGTTGCTTTTGTAAATTCGATTCCTACTCCGCCAGCCTGCGCTTGTAGGACTGCGCATTGCAAACTTCCTGATGCAATATCATCGATGATATTGTCGCGATCTGTTTTTGATGTGTCGCCAGTATACGCCGCGCTGATAATTCCGTATTCTTTTAACGCTGCCATGATTTGCCGGATTTCTTCTTTATATATTGCCCATACTAAAAATTGTTTTCCAGAGATATAAAGATCTTCCAAATAATCGCGGAACAACAGCATACGCGGGTTATCATTTGGCGGCATTAAAACAGGTTCGCCGTAAATATTAATAAACCCAGACGTAATTTGTTTAAGTTTCGAACGAACGGCAATCCCCTCAAAACTTACCGATTTCATGATGTCGCCATCGGGGAAAAGATAAAGGTGATCGTTATATAATTTATCATAAACTTTTCTTTGTTCGGTCGATAATTCAAAATCAATTGCTTGATAAACTTTCGGTGGAAGATCCAGACATTCTGCTTTCGTTACTCTATAGCAATGAGGCGCGATTAAATTAGTCAGCTTGTCGAGATTCCGATACATCGGATTTCCGTTCGCATCCTTCGCAACGATTTGCGGCAATTCTGGCGATCTAACCATCTTACGTTTAATAGCTCGCATTTTATCGTCATCGTCTGGCAGGAGTACGGAAAATTCAGAGACGAATGCCCGATAAGACGATGTTCCTAACAATGCATGATCTAAAAATTCAAATTGGGAAAATAAATCTGTCGGCGCTTTAGTGATTGGAGTACCGTTAAGAATTCGCCGCGCCGTAGCTTGTCTGCCTAGACGAATAGCCTTTTTAGTGCGAATAGCGTAGGGATTTTTAATGCGTGATGACTCATCAACAACCATCAAAACTTTGAATTCTTTTAAAAATCTTTCCGCCGCCGCAAATCCTTTTTTTGCGTTTAATGCATCGATATTAATAGCAAAAACGCGCAATGGTTGAGTGTTCGACGGGTAATGATTTGCAAACAACGCCTCATATTTTTTACCTTCACGTAATGTTTGCACTTGAGTTTGCCAATAATGGGAAATAACAAACATATCCATATGTTTAGGGATCTCGCGCAATACCCAATTACTGTGAACGCCATTCGGCGCAACGACCATCAAAGCGTTTATTAAACGCGCCTTAAAAAGTCTTTCTACATCTGCTAGAGTTAAATAAGTTTTACCTGTTCCCTGTTCCATCAAAAAAGCAAAATTCCTTTTATTTCGGCTAAGTTCTAGTCCAGTTTCTTGATGTTTCATCGGTTTATTTTTCATTATTTTAATTCTCGCAAATATTCAAGAATATCTTTTATTCCCACTTTAATGAAATATCTTGGTAATTCTTCCTTTGTTACTTTATCCAGTCCATCGATAGGATTAACTAAGTAAAAAATCTTTTTTACCCTAAGCAGGACGTAAGTATTAAATCCCCAACTTTTCCAGTCGAGCAAAAATGGTAATTGCCCTGGTCTAAATTTTTTATGCAATGGGCAAGTGGTATCTCTGACAGGCCAATCAGCAAGATCTTTTAATTCTAGCCAGAATCCTACTCCATGGCAATTTGTTCCGATTACATCTGGCATCCCATCCCCTAAAATATTTTCAACGCGATTTAACTTTAATTTTCCTTGCGCCCATCCTTGGAACGCTTTCCACTCGTTATCTTCTGGTCTCGAC